TTACACTCCTTCACAAACTCGTCGAATGGGCGCTTAGCCTCCTCCCATGCTGTCTTAAGCGGTCGGCACACATCTTCTTTCTGCGCTTCAGCCTGCTTCCGAAAGGCTCGAAGCGCGTCCCATAAGTCAGCCGCTTGCTTCCGTGCGGCTTGCCCTTGGACCGTTAAGCTATTCGCCTGTTCAATGACTGCCTTGCTTGCTTCAAATACGTCTACCGCTGTCTCTTGCATCGCCTTCCCTCCCTTTGTGTGATCACCACCAGTTCAATTCCACCCCTGTAATGATGACCGTTGCTGCCACGATGGACAGCAAGATCAAGGCATACCAGAGCAGATCGGCCCGATGGACCTTGCGCTCCCATTCGGCCGCCTGCATCTCGTATTCCATCATTCTGGCCCGCCGTGCCAATTGCAGGGCCGCTAAATCAATGTCTCTGACTCGTTCGTTGTCGCGCATGGGGCCTCCTGTAGTAGCTTGGCTTTGCCATCATCAAACCCGCTCGCATAATGCTGCTGCTCCACGGGGTCATCGGCCCATGTGGGGCAGACCTTCGCCCATCGGGCATCGCGAAAGCCTTGCAACTCTGCGCGGGCATACATCATGCGCCGTTCAAGAAATTCTTCATGGCGCTGGTAGCTGATGTCCGGATGAATTAACATACTGCCTCCTTTCATAAATCTAACGCCTCAATCTGGCAATTCGTCATAACATGCATCGCAAAGTGTATGGTGAGTCGGCTTGAATATGTCTCTAAAGTGTCGCTTCTCATGGAGGCCCTTCGGCTCCAAATAATTCCCACACCGAGCACAATTAATCAGTTGCTTGATTGATCCAAGGAACCCAGGCTTGCGGATCGCCCACTTCTCGGTAGATTCTCCTTCTGGAAGTAGCTCATGTTTAACCTTCATAACTCCAACGCCTCTCGCTCGAACTGCCATTCTGCCTGCTCATCCGTCCATTCCACCCGACACTCCCAGCACGGCAGCAGATGCCCGTGGGTCTCGCAAGAATCAGGCGGGTCAAGGAGTTTGTCATAGTCTGGCGTCATGCCTCCCCTTTTCCCATCAATCGATCAAAGAGTTGATTGGCCCTGAGCTTGCCGAGCCGAGACTGGACGCCCTTGGTCACGGCTCGCATCCTAATCGCCTTCGCCACCACATCGGGCTTGACGGGTGGCCGTGTGAGTTCGTAGAGAAACCGCTGATGATTGGCAAAATACTGTGAGGTGCGGGTCATGATGTCCCTTCCTTTCCATCGGGCCGATAGCCACGGTCATAGAGATATTGGCCCAAAAAACCCGAGCACAGTTTTGACAACGACACCTCAGGATGGTCGCGTTTATAGCGGTCCATTAAGGCGCGGAGTACAGGAGAGAGGTAAATGCTAAAACCTTGCGATTTCATAGGTCTCCTTTCGATAATCATCATGTGCTAGTTGTAGCATGTAGCTACTGGAGTGTCTAATAAATAATATTTATAGAGAGCGTGATATCTATAAGTAAAATTAATCGATCATCGATGAACCAAACGCCAAAATTCATACTAGACTAGGGCCGCCCCAAGCGGGGAATCCGGGAGAGACCCAGGGAACGAGGGAGTAGGGAAGAAGAGAAAAATGCACGGGTGGTGGCCAAGGATTGAATTTCTTCTTCTCTTGATTTAGAATTATCTTGTAGGAGGGCTGTATGCAATTTGTCGCATTGACGCAAGATCCGGGGAATCATTTGACCGTGCAACTAGAGCAAGTCGGTGATGATGTCCTCATTCGTCTCGATGGGCTGGTGATTTGTCATTTAGAAGGCCGTCGAAACGTTGCGATGGTCTATCCAGCAAGCATTAAGAGTAAAGGGGTTGAGGTCGATATCACTGCATCATAAGGTTATGGCTCCTCAAACACGAGTTCGTCGCAAGTTCGCTGCTCTCACTGCTCGCCAAGAAAAATTTGCGCGGTGTGTCGCACTTAAGGGCATGACCTACTCTGATGCGTATCGCGCCGCCTATAGCGTTGAGAACTTTGAAGATTCTAGCGTGTGGATTAATGCGTCCAAGACGCGGAGGCTGGCTCATGTCTCACAAAGGATTGAACAATTACAACAAGTTGCGACGCATCGCCTCCTGATGTCGAAGCAGCAATACCTCGAAAAACTGGAGCGCATGGCCCTCGCAGACCCTCGGAAGATGTTTGGTCCACAGGGCGACGTGCTCCCCATAGGGGAGATCTCTGATGCCGAAGCCGATCTTATCGACGGAATCGAAGTCATTGAAAACTTCACGAAAGTCGGTGACCATCCCGAACATACGGGTTATACGAAAAAGCTCAAGCTCGCCTCGCGCCGACAAATCCTAAAAGACTACGGGGAAGCGCGAGGATGGTTGAAACAAGAATCCGACGAGGCAGGACCCGCCACCGTGTTTGTCCGGCGATGGGTCAAAGCCGACGTCTATGAGGAGGCAGCCCATGCACATCTTAGTCAGCATCCTACTCAGCCTCTCCTTGTGGGGAGCGGCAGCACAAGCGGAGACCCCGACCGAGTACTACAACCGGCAGATCCAGGGGATGATTCACGCGATGGAGCAGTCGCGAGCCGCCCAGGACCGAGCGGCCCAGATGCCCGCGTGGATGCAATGGAGGCTCCAGCGTCCCCTGATGCCGGGAGCCGTCCCCGTCGTGCCGTTACCCGGCGCACGATCACCCTATGAGTCACTACCGCAGTATGGCGCTGCTCCGTTCAGCGGATGGCCAGCCGTGCGCCAACCGGAGATGTGGGGCTCATGGGACGACGGTTGCTGCCCATATTAATAGCGTGGCCCATGGAAAGGGCATAGGGATCAAGGCCCCTGACTACTACACGGCGCATCTGTGCGCCCGTTGCCATGATCTCGTGGATGGGCGAGCAGGGACCCTCACGAAAGCCGAACAGCGGGACCTATGGATGGAGGCCTATCTCGTGACCGTCGAACGTTGGTTTACGATGGGCCTCCTCCATGCCTGATCTGATCTACCCGCCTGAGACCTGGAACCCCCGCCCTGATCAAATGCCCCTCTGGCTCGCGCTCCAAGAAGGGGTGGAGAACATCGAGGCCATCACCCACCGGCAGTACGGGAAAGATGAGTTGTTCCAGCATGCCACGGCCTGCAACGCCCTCGAACGGCCTGCCAGTTATACGTATTGCCTGCCGAAAACGGTAGACGTGCGCAAAAACATGTGGGAAGCCGTCAACCCACGAACGGGCATTAGCCGGATTGATGAGATCTATCCGGAGAGTATTCGGCTCGCCAAACTCGAACGGGACATGATCATCCGCATGCCCCACGAGCAAGGGGACGGGAAGTTCTCCAATATCATGTATACCGGCTCCGATAATCACACCGGCCTCCGTGGGCAGACAAGCCTGGAGTACAACTTCTCCGAATGGGCCTATTGTGACCCACAATCCTTGGCAGTGATTCGCCCGATTGTGACCGCGAACGGTGGGAAGATGCGATTCTTTACCACGGCCTACGGGAAGAATCACGCCTACAAGATGCTGATTGAGAACGCGAGGAAACCGAACTGGCGGTGTTTCCTCGTGACGAACAACAAGCGGCATCCCTTGGCGGACCTGCCTGAAGGGCGCGGCATTATCCATATCCAATCCCATCAAATACCCGAAGACAAGATGAAGGAGATTCTGGAGGAGAACATCCAGCTCTATGGTCCAGAGGTGGGGACTGCCTTGACGGAACAGGAGTATGAATGCTCGTTTGAAGAGATTGTTCCAGGGTCGTTCTACCTCGACCTCCTCTTGATTGCCGAACGCGAAGGCCGGATTACGAACATTGCGCCACGGCCAGAGCTGCCGGTCTATGCCTTCTTTGATATTGGATTCACCGATCCTACCGCCATTTGGTATGTTCAAGTGAAAGAACAAGGCTGGCTGGATTGTGTGGGCTATGACGAGCTTACGATTATTTCTGCGCCGGAGTTGGTGCCCATCCTTAAGAAACGGGCATGGTATTACGGGGGGCTATACCTCCCCCATGATGGGGCGCACCATGAGTTTACCAGTGGGACGACCGCCGAAAGCATTATGACCACTGCGGGATTTAGAACAGAGGTGATGCCACGCACTGATGATGCCCAACAGATACCCAGCGTGCGCACGATCCTCTCGCGCTGCCGGTTTGCGAATATCCCTGAAGTGCAACGGGGGCTTGAATGTCTCCGGCATTTCCACAATACGCCCAAGATGAAAGATGGGCGCATGAGCTGGAGCCCCCGCCCGCAACACGATTGGTCGAGTCATGGTGCGAAAGCCTTCGCCACCCTCGGCTATTTTGCCCCTGAGTTACAAGCCGGAGTGAAACCCCCCACAAAACGGCTTCCAGACCCCCTCCGAGTGGCTGCCATGTCCTACGACCAACGCGGGCAAGGCTGGATGCGGTGACGTTCCACATGGAACACTTGACAAGACTGTTACGAAAACGTATCATTGACATCTATTCTCGTTACCGTTCAGTAACGAGAATAGATGTCAATGATACGTTTTCGTAACAGTCTTGTCAAGTGTTCCATGTGGAACGTCACCGCATCCA